GAGGAAGCTTTTCTGCGTGCCAAGCTAGGCATGGCTAATGAAAACGATTGGAAATGGCTTGCAAACGAACTCGGATTAGATCTTTACAAAAGGAAAGCAAATGTTGATCTCTGAAAACAATACTGAACGCACATTCAAACTCGTACCGCCCGGCTCTCACATGGCCATCTGCTATGGGTTTGTGGACCTTGGAACTCAAGACTACTTTTACCAAGGCGAACCAAAAAAGGCTCGTATGTGCCGGATCATGTGGGAATTGCATGGCGAAGATGCTGATGGCAATCCTCTTACGCTTGATGATGGCAGGCCTCTCAGCATCAGTGCCAAGTACACCATCAGCTTGCATGAGAATGCCAAGCTACGCATCATGCTCAAGTCTTGGCGCAATAAAGACTTTACTGAGGCTGAGCGCCGAGGCTATGACATCAGAACCATTCTTGGTCAGCATTGCATGATCACAGTGGAGCACAGGACAAAGGACGACAAAACCTTTGCGAATGTTGGCGCAGTTACAGGGGTGCCAGCAGCATTGCGCAAGCTTGGCCTTCCTGATCAGGTTAACAAGCGCACTTACTTTAGCTTTGGGTACTACGATCAAAGTGAATTTGATTCGCTGACCGACGGTCTCAAGAAAATCATCATGCAGTCGCCTGAATGGGAGGCTCGGTCAAAGGTTAAACATGTGGCACCGACCAAGCTTGATGACATCGATGATGATATTCCCTTCTGATTTCTATAACAGGATAACAAAGTGCCGTCAAAACAGCTAACCCAAAAGGCAGCAGTCGCCAAGCCTGTTGAGAACAAACTTGCTGAGCGGGATTGGGTAACGATTTGGTATGTCGATGGAATCTTGCTGGTGCCGCACTACACAAAGCAGCATGTGTTTGTGTGGCCTGGCGGCAAGTGTTTTACCCCTGATGAACTCGTAGCCATGGGGGCAAAAGAGTCAACCACATTACTTTGGCCGAGGCATTGGTTATGAAACAGCTTGAACTTCCAGAGATTGCCGAGTTTGGCACGGACCCTAAGCTTTTGGTCCGTAGAGATGACCCTGATACGAGTCATGCGGCAGCCCATGCGGTTAAGAGTGGCGAGCTTGAAAAGCTTGTTTACGAAACGATCAAGCGTTTTGCCGATGGCTGCACACAAGATGATGTCTTGGCACTCAATCCAACGAAGCCTTACTCATCGATTACGGCGCGGTTTCGCGCCCTGCTCGATAAAGGATTCATTGAGGATACCGGCGAGCGCAAGCCTGGCCGGTCAGGAAAACTTCAACGCATCGTGAAAGTGAAAGCATGGAAATAAAAGAACGCCCTACTGAGGCTGGCCACTGGTACACCCGTACCGGCGAGCCGATGTACCAGGTCAAATCAAATGCCGGCCACCTGCGCAATACAACGCTCAGGGACGCGCGCAAGTATGACCTGGTACCTTCGGTCACCACGATCCTCAATTGCGCCGCTAAGCCTGGTCTGGAGGCTTGGAAACAGCAACAGATCCTGCTTGCTGCCATGACGCTACCGAAGCGTGATGATGAGTCCTTAGACCAGTACGCTGACCGAGTCCTGAAGGACAGCAAAGAGCAGGCTGCTGAGGCTCGCGACCTGGGCACTGCTATCCATGCGAAGGTCCAATCAGCCTTTGAGGGTGGGCCACCAAATGAGAGCTACCTAGCCGTCAAACAGATCCTCGACAAAGCGTATGGCAAGCAGGAATGGATCAGCGAAAAAAGCTTCAGCCACCCGCAAGGCTTTGGTGGCAAGTGCGACCTTCACTGCAAGGTAGCGGTCATTGACATCAAGACCAAAGCCTTTGGGCCACAGGATGATCCGCAAGGGTTTGATGAGCACCTCATGCAGCTTGCAGCCTACCGATCAGGGCTGATCCTTCCTGACGCGGCTTGTGCCAATGTGTTTGTGAGTACAACCCACTCAGGACTGGTATCACTCTATGAATGGACCAAGGCTGATGTCGAGAGAGGTTGGTTAATGTTCGAGTCGCTTTTGAAGTATTGGCAGGCAAAAAATAATTATCAGTAGTACGAGTGGTAGCTCCTGGGTGGATGAACGGTCGGATAGGCTTTGACAAGTGGATTAAACAAGCCTAAGATTCATTCCATAGCAACTTCGCTATGTAAGCAAACCCAGGAGCAAAAAATGCAAAACGACATCGCAAACATCACCGCAGCATCAGTTGACACCCTCGGCGCATTGCTCGCCCAAATCGCAGACCTGACCAAACATGCTGACGCAATCAAAGACGCCATCAAGGACAGCGCTAGCAACGGCGGTGCCAAGTCTGTTGAGGGCAGCCTCTTCAAAGCTACCTACACCGAGACCAATCGTTGCGTCTTTGACAAGGACGCCTTCATCAAAGCCTTTGGTGCCGAGGCTTATGTCAAGTACACCAAGACCACCGCTGTGTTCAGCGTCAAAGTTACCAGCCGCTAATCAACTGGGGGCCTAGCCCCCTTGGAGGACGCCATGATCAAACTGATTGAATCTGACAAATACGATCTGCGTATGCAGGTCTGCAATGTGGTCGAGACGGCCAACAACTTGAACCGCACATTGGCAAGTGAGTATCAAGATCTTGATGGCTATCAACTCAACGCCTTCGCTCGCTTGCAAAAAGAAATGGAAGAGCTTGAGTCGATGTTCAAGCACATCAGAAACAGGAGGAGAGCAGCATGAGCATGCCAGAAATCGTGAAGCGCACAGTTGCGCAGGCCATCAAATTGCTTGACGCATCAGGTGTTAAGTACAAGATTATTGACCAGGACGGCAATGAGTTTGGTGATCTTATTGTTTCCACGCCTAAAAAAACTAGCAAGACTTATAAGCATCCGCCGGGGACAATGTACAGGTTTTATCACCCGTTGATCAAAGACATGAAAGTTGGCGATGTTGTTGCTATCAAAAACTTTGACTTCGAGCCAAAAGCATTGCAAGGCGCAATCACTGGATGGGCTACAGAGCATTGGGGCAAAGGGTCTTACAAGACTTGTGTTGTTGGTTCCGATGTTGAAATTCTTCGTTGTTCATAAGGAGGCGAATATGAAAACAGGTGGACCAGCGTTTCCAATCAAAGGTCCAGTAATGACTAGCGATGAGCAAGGCATGACCCTGCGCGACTACTTTGCGGCCAAGGCCATGCAAGCACTGGCGCAGGGGAATTATTTTGATGCAACCGCGAGGCAGGCTTACATGATTGCAGACGCCATGTTGAGGGAGAGGGAGAAATGACACCCGGCACACGCGTGAAGACACCTCGAGGGCTTGGCATCCTCGAGCACATCCAACCTGACGGGACCTGCGCAGTCCGATTGATCAATGACCGTGAGTGGCCATTTCCCGAGTGGATTTACTTGCAACGCAATCAAGTCAAGCTGGCATTCAAACCCAAGCCTGACCTGTCAACTTATGAGGAGGCACCCTTCTGATGGAACAAGTTTACTTACAGCACCTGGGCACTTGCCCCATCTCAAAGTTTGAGACGAGCAAGCTTAAACCCGTCACCAAGCGGCCCTACAAGTTTGGCGTAAGTGCTTGCTACTCACCTGCCCCTAGGAACTACTACAGCCACGATCAGGACTGGGTTTATGACCTGATGGTACGCAACCGCACGCCCTACCAAATGATTCGCTACAAGGGCCTGCAGTGGCTTCTGTACGCTCTTTTTGCTGGCGCTGTTATTTACTTCAGCAACGGCGTTGCACAGTGGGCGGTACGGTAATGGCTGACCTTGTGGATTGGCTTGTGACGATGTTTGGTGTCGGCTCGATCGGGCTGATTGTGTTTTTAATTTATGTCTTATGGAGCATGCCCTATGGCGAAGAATAATGATCGATTGATTGATGATCGATTGATGCTGATTGCTTCAGCGCTTAACGGGATCTTGTCCCGCGGCATTGAGCATTACAAGGATGGACCTTACTCACTGGATACGCCTGAGCGCATTGCGACGCTGGCTATCCGTATTGCAGACGCAACCCTGGAGATTAGCAATGAGAGATTACCAAGACCCAGAAGTACAGATTCAAGTGCTGGTTGAGTACATGCAAGTCATGATCGCTCGCAGAGACTGGCACGGCGTCAGTGATGCAGCTAATGACATCCGCGAACTCGAGGCCGAGCAAGATGGTCCAAGCTTTTTGAAAAGGACGCAAGAACATGCCTAGCTGCCCGCCATGTAATCAGGACTGCAACCAAGGAAGGACTTGCCCTGCCAGGCTAACTGACGCTGACATCAAGGCCTGTGCTGACAGCATCCCTGACTCACTGATAGCTGACCATTGGTTTTATGCTTTTGCTCGTGCTGTTGAAGCGATGGTCTTGCGTAAGCGAGCCTGTACCGATGACTGGCGTGACAGCGCAGGAGATGCAGCATGAATCTACTTGAACTGTTGGATGAAGTGGCTACCGAGACCAAAAAGGAAGACCTGCAGGAGGCTTGGGATAAGTGGCTCTTAAAGCACTACCTGAGCAATATCCACATGGGGAAATTAACCACCTGGTTTTGTTCTGAGCACAACCTGACCTGGGATCAGTTTAATGATCTGAAACGGGTTCCAAAATACAAAATGCATTCATTTGCCACGCCATCACGCTACCTTGCGGCTTACCTTCCCAAGATCTGGGAATTGCTCATGGCCGGCAAAACAAATGAGGAGATCCTTGCTTATCTCAAGCGGTTTAAGGTTCGCACGTTGGATAAACCGATTGACCTGAAAAAAACGGCTAGTGAAACCAAGGAACGGCAGCAAGACACGTTGAAAGACAAGCGCAATGTGCTTGAGAAAAAATCACGCGTTGGTCAACGATTGCGTGCTAGCAAAGCCAATTGGAACACGGTCAAAGCAGTCCGATCATGATCAAGATCAATGAACTGCTGTACGCACGGATGATCAAGATGCTGATGGACGGCTGCACTGCGTACAACATCTGCGATGAGACTGGCCTGCATGTCGTAACGGTCCAGTCTTATCTCAGGGCTTTACACAAGGAAGGCGTGACTCACATCACGGGCTGGGTGAAGAACTCCCGCGGTGTGGATGCCACGCACATTTACAAGCTTGGTATCGGTGAGGACAAGCCACGGTCGAAGATGACACGGGCTGAGATTGCTAAACGGTATCGATTCAAACAACGGTTACGCGCACGCATGGAGCGTGAGCGCATTGCTTTAGGGGTAAGACTATGAGTGGTGATCATAATCAGTATCAAAAACCAAAGTCATATTTAGACAACATGAATGAAGTCAGAAAAGCCTTAGAAATGGCGTTAATGGCACTAGAAGACGCCAACGATATGTTTAGCAATGATTGCAGCGTCGAAGACGTTTATGCCGATGAAATTGAGGCATTGACTAAGGTGCTTGAGAAGAAGTCTTTTGAGTGTCCGAGGTGTGGCCATTGTTGCCAAGTTGATGAAGAGCGCATGAATAAGAAGGCTGAATCATCTGAATCAAAAAGGCTGCAATGGAAAATCAAACCAGACGGCGATGATCTGCGTGTGTGCTTTGACTACAGTGGCAAACCTGAAGATAAATACATTCGATTTGTACGAGCAGGGCAACAAGAGCCAGTAGCCTGGATGCATACAACTGGGACAGGGCATGTTTACTTTAGGAAAAAGCCACAAGATAAAGTGTTCAACCCACAGCCTGTGTACACAGAATACGCATGGGAAATCACAAACAGAATTAAGGAGAACAAAATGAGCAGAGAAGCTATGAAACACACACCGGGGCCGTGGAACTACGACAGAAGCGGCTATTCCTTGTACGTCAACAGCGGACGCGAACTTGTGACCGCGTTGTCAATGGACGGCAAGCGTCTGGAAACATCAGAAGCCAACGCTCGCCTGATCGCCGCCGCGCCTGATCTGTTGGATGCGCTTTTGATGGTACTCGATGATCCAGATGCTTTAGATGGTCAGCCAAGGACTTATGAGTACGTACGCGCCGCCATCGCCAAGGCGATTGGGGGTGAGGCATGAGCAGAGAAGCTATGCAACTGGCGCTTGGGGCGCTGGAGAGTGATCCAATAAGTCATGCTGGGCTTGTTAGCAGAAAGCAAGCCATCACCTCACTGCGCCAAGCACTGGAAAGAGAGCGTGAATGGGTTGGGCTGACGGACGAGGAAATAAACAGCGTTCGTTATAACCGAGATTGGACTGCGCCTTGGACTGATACGACTTTTGCCCGTGCCATTGAAGCCAAGCTGAAGGAGCGCAATGAATGACGCCCTGCGCTATCGCATGCTCAGGCAACTGGTTGACTACCCCGATCAAATGGATGCTGACCTAGATGAGCTTATACGAGAAGCAATTGAAAATTATCGAGCGACTGCACAACCAGGCGCAAAACCAAATGAAAACAGATCCAGCCTTGGCCGATCAATATTTGCACGATCTGGCCTGGAATGTTCTGGAATTGAGAAAGAGA